CATCTCTGGATTTAGCCTCATCAAATTCACGTTTATATATTATCATTTCTTTCAAAAACTTTTCATTATCTATGTAATGTATTGATTTTGGTTTTGCCAATCGGCCCTCCTATAAGTTGTCATTTCATATATTAAATTACTCATCTTATTTCCATGCGGGGCCATCTCCCCAATATGTTAATGATATTCTTTCTCCTTTAATAACAGGAGTTATTTTATGAGCTATTAAAGAAGTAAAAACTAGTCCGTCACCAGAACCAAACTCTAATTTTTCTTTGTTAACTGCCAAATAGAAATCACCACCCTCATATGGTTCTTCGGACAAATTAAGAAGACAAGTAAGTTTCATATCAGCTCCTTTTCCTCCTTTTAAATCTATATGCCAATCGTATTCTCCATCTATTCCATATACATTATAGTTCATAGTTTGTAAATGAAAATCCCAATATACATCATATCCAAAAAAATCTCTGTTTATTCGTTGACATTGATGTAGCCACGGATGTAATAGTTCCATTAATGGTGTAATTGGAACTTCAAAAAAATCTCCTATTTTTGCCCTATTACCGGCAGGTGCATCCAAAGCTTCTTTTTGAAGTATGTTCTTCTTAATATTTTTGTTTATTTCTTTTATTTGTTCATTTGTAAAACATGGAAAAATAAAAAAAGCATTTGAATCCATCTCATACCTTTCGTTTAAATTGTCATTTCATATATTATAACATAATAACCAACTGTTGTCAACCACTTGACAAAGCTCTTGACAGGTGATATAATACTAGTGTAGGGATTAAATGTTTATTAAGTCTTCAATTGTACAACGTATTCAGCTACAGTAAATCGTTCTTCCTTATATATTTTTTTTCTTTCCTCAAAATGATCTAATGTATAGTTGTGATTACTACCATAAGACAGATCATCAGCAATATCATACAATGTAGCTATATCTTTCTTTTTAGATTTTCGTAATCCTCGACCTATTGACTGAAGATTTCTAACCCGACTTTTAGAAGGACTAGCAAAGACGATGTTATGAAGATTCCTAATATCGACGCCAACACTAAATACGCCGTAACTAGCAACGATGATTGCATTTCGTTCTGATTCAACGATATGTCTAATTTGTTCTCTTGTATCTGCATCCGTTCCTCCATGAACGAAAAATATTGTTCTACCATTTGATTCCTCCTTTATCATATCGTAAAGTATCTTTCCATGTTTTTCAACAAAACGAAATAAAAGAAGGGTATTAGTATTTAAATCTAGAACTAATTTTTTTATAAATGTATTTCTTGCTTCAGAATTTATCAAATAATCCAGCTCTTCTTGATAACTTATTTTCCTAAGATCATGACATATTGAATCTGGATGTTTTATTAAAATTGCTTTGATAGTAAAGGGTGATAGATATTTACTGTCTATAAGCTTCTTTGTTGAGGTGACCTTGTAGACCTTACCAAATAGACCTTCTAGCACCAATTTATGAGTTAGTGTTCCGTCTAATGTTCCAGTTGTTCCTATACGATATTTTGCATTAATGCATTTGGTCATTATAGATGTGAGAGATTTTGACTTAAAACCATGAGCTTCATCACCAATCACAAGTTCATATTGTTCAAAGTATTTTTGTTGCATCTTATAAATTGACTGCCATGTTGATATTATGATAGGCAGTTCAGAACCTTTGTCTCTTCCAGCAAAAACCGTATGACAATTGTTTGCTACATCAAATCCATATTGTCTAAAATCATTATACATTTGAGAAACAAGAGATATAGTAGGAACTAAAATAAGAGTCTTCAAATTTAAATACCTTATAAGTATATAGATAATCAAAGATTTACCTGAAGCTGTTGGTGAAAGTAAAAGTGTTTTGTGGTGGGACAGGGCATGATTGGCAGCAATCATCTGATAATCTCTAGGGATTACAGGTAACTTTAATGAGTCTATAAAATCTTTCTTAATCTGTATTTTTTCATTATTAAAATCTGAATCAAACTTAACTTTGTAGTCTCTAGTATAGAGAAATTTACAAAGATGTTCAAACAATCCTCCATAAAGTAGACGATTATGAACATTGAAAAGTCTTATTTTTCCATCCCAAAGTCTATTACGATATGCTGGCATAAATGTATAGCCAGGCACCATAAAAGTAAAATGGTCACAAATCTCTTGAGCAGTTGAAGCTTCAGAATCTATCTTGATATAGACTTCATTTTTTTTAGATATGTTAATTATTTCCATTTGTAAATTTTAACCAATCTAAAGCATTCTTTATTTGGAATCCCCGATTGTTTATCATTCTAATAACAGAGTCCAGATAGTTTACTTTTTCCTGTAGAACTACTAATTGTTGTTTCAATTTGAGTACATCCTCATCTGATTCAATATATTTAGCTATTTCATTCTTGAGAAGTCTTCCCAAATATTGTTCCCATCCACGCTGTTCAAGTTCTTCTTGAGACATTTTACCAGAATAATACTCAGTCTTAGCCCGAACTATTTTAGATAGCTCAAACTCAAATCCTTTTAGTCTGATTCGTTCATCAGTAAAAATTTTAAGATATTTGTCGTGAATTAGTGGGATACGGATGGATTCTGTACCCAATTCTGTATAATCAATTTCACTATCTCTATGCCAAAGTTCTTGAATATCTTCAAGTTTCAAATCACCTCCTTAAATAATAATTAAACTGGTTACTTATGCCCCGCTAGTGTCAGTTGTAGGGGGTTTTTCACCGTGTGCGTAAGCTCGTGTTCCTTCGTATGTTGTTTCATTTTCGAGTAGGTTTGTAACTGTATAAACATCATAACGAAAAGAAACATCTGCAGTAACATAATCTATATCTGTTCCACCACTATCAAATGCAATTGAAGAAAGGCTTAATGGGAAACATTCTCTGAATACAAAATTTATCTGCGGGTTCATATTTCCTGTTAAAACAGTTAAAGTTGCGTCAGTAGTCAATTCTGAGTTTTCTGATAATTTTTTATATTTTGCTTGACCCTCTTCAGTTGGAAATCCAAGTCCGATAATCCAATCATAAATTGATAACCAATTTTTCATATTTTCATCTACTATGAATTTTATTGACAACTCTTCAAAAGCAACTTCATCCCCAGCAATATCTATAGCCTTTAATGGTGTAGGAACACTAATAGAACTTATAGAAATTCCAGGCAAAGTAGCAGACTGACAAAAATAGTTTACTTCTGGAAAATTGTTAAGTTGGAATTTAAACCCAATAGGACTCAAAAAACTAGTATTGATTGGTTGATTTTGTAATGCAGACATATATGGAATATCCTTTCTGTAATATTTAGTTAGGACAAAAAAAAAGGGTGATTACAATTAAGTAATCACCCTCTCACGTTCTTTAGGGATAATAACTCCTAAAGACTTAACTTACATCAAATTGTCAACTCTGACCAATCTGTAGTAGTAGTTACCATTGGCGTCAATTGTTCCGTCACCATCGCTGTGTCCAAATGGATTGGATACGATTCCGTAACGTGTTTTGAAACCAATTTTTGGTTGAAAGGAACTTTCACCAACCGCACGAACCATTTGTAATGGAACGTAAGGACAGTAGAAGATACCTGCATCATAAGCAGATGAACCTTTGTAACCTACACAGAAGAAGTTAGTTGCTGACGCACTGAAATATGGATCAACATAAACTTTGTAACGGCCGTTGAGTGTTCCAACGAAAGTGTTACCTGTGTCATCAACACCAGATCCGTCCATCATTCCGCCCATGGCTAGAGCAGAAGCAACGTCTGAAGATGTGATTATGATGTTACCTTTTCCGCGACGTGTTGACTTTGCAATTGCATTTGCATCACGTTCTACTTGGAACATCAGACCTTTGAATTTCTCAACAGACCAACGTCCATTAGAGTCAACATCAAGGTCAAACACACCAGCTGTTGATGTATTGTGTTGCGCTCCGTGTTCTGCACTAAAATAAATGGTGCGGATAACTTCGCGGTTAATCTCTGCCAAAATCTCTTGTGAGAGAATGTTAGCAAGTTCTGTTTCAGCATCCAAACCGTGAACGGCTTTAAGATCCTGTGCCAATTCCATTGAGTACTCACCTTTGAGTGCACGTGTTTTAGCTGTAACTGAGACACGATCAATAGAGAATGACATTTGTTGAAAATCTTCAGCAGCTGTACCTGCACTTCCAGTAAGACCGAAAGTTTCAGCAGTTGCCGTTGAATTA